CTTCTCCCTGCGGGAAAACGCGCTCGTGCGTTTTTACCGACACCATTCCACCACCAAATTGCATGTGCAATGCTTTTCAAACGAACGTGTGATTCTTTAATTAGGACACACGAAAAGCATTCATGCAAAATTGGCATGAACATATTTGGAGACGGACTTCGCAAGGCTTTAGCTAGCTTTGACCGTCCAGGATTCAAGTGCGGTGATGGAGACATCGGAGCAAATGATATTACCGTTCGAAATGCAGAACCTATTCGTGACTTGTTCATGATGGGCCATGCTACGCAGTATCATGAGGCTATAGCCTATCTATTTGATACGGCTCTCAATCCTGTAATCCAAGTTCATGATGTGCATGTACTTGTCAAAATGAATCCATCCGGCTGGTATTTAACAGCTTGGGTGAATTCTCTCAACATTTTCGCAAAGCTCGTCGAGTTCTGTCTCGAAGTGCTTCCGACGTATACGTTGCAAACGTATCGGCAGGTTTTTTCCTGTATTGTTGGGGGTGACGACCACGCGTTGGCTTCTTCCCTATGGAAAATAGTCAACATTGTAAATTTCAATAAGTGGTGTGCTGCACACGGTACTCAAATCGAGTCCACCAAAGACGAACCATATGAGTGGCACCAAACGACCTTTTGGTCCCACAATCTGTACAAACGATATGTAAAATACCTCGATCGCACCTTTTGGGTGGCAGGCGGGAGATTGGACAAACTCCTGTCAAACCTCTGCTTCACCAAAAAGTACGATATGTACTACAACCTACGAAACGCTTCGCGTATTGTAGGTGCATTGCATGTCATATGGCCTTATGCGGACGCATTTGAAAACGTCTTTCCATACTGTTATCACCGCATACACCATTTCTTTCTTCAGGATGGTGCCATAATGACGCCTGAGTGGCGTGGCTTGATGGGATCTATTCCCACTGATATGCTTATGATGGGTTTGCTGTTTGGCGGATGTCGCGAGTCCTTTTTACTCGCTGCCCACCGAGCACCAATTTTTGAAGGAGCTTCTAGATGTAAGCAACCCAAAATCTCCTTTAAAAGTGTTCAAAAGACACACCAGAATATGTCTCTCAATCAAG